GGAGTACCCCGAGGAGGTAGTCACCCGGTTTAAGCAGTATAAGAAGGCTTGGCATGACGAGCGTAGGGAGAAGGAAGCAGCCCGCCGTGAGCAAGAAGAAGCTCTACGGATAGCTCAAAGCATCCTTGAGGAGAATAAGCGCCTCAAGGCAACCCTCTCGTCGGGGGAGCAGGAGTACATCGCCACGGTCAAAGCGGCGGCGGAAACTGACGTTGAGGTGGCGAAAAGGAACTACCGGGAGGCTTACGACTCCGGTGACGCTGAGAAGTTAGTTGAGGCACAGGAAGCTCTAGTGCAGGCGTCGTTGAAGTTGGATCGCACAAGAAACTTTAAACCCACTTTACAGGACGACGAAAGTGAGGTACAACTCCCGCAAATTCAGCGGCAGGAACAAAAGCCAGCCCCTGACCCGAAGTTCGCAGAATGGCAGCGCCGTAACTCCAATTGGTTCCAAAAGGACGAGGAGATGACGGACGCAGCGATGGGACTGCACAAGAAGTTGTATCGTCAGTACGGCCCTGAATATATTGGTACTGATGACTACTACAAGCGCATCGACGACACGATACGCAAGCGGTTCCCTGAAGCCTTTGGTGATGAGGTACAACAGCCTCAAAAAAGTAAGCCGAGTACCGTCGTAGCGTCAGCTAAGCGGAGCACGGCTCCGAAGCAAGTCAGGCTAACGTCCACACAAGCAGCGTTGGCAAAGAAGTTCAAACTGACTCCGGAGCAATACGCCCGCGAAGTCCTTAAATTACAAGGGAGCTGATTATGAGCGAGAACCGTCTTACTAGAGAATTGGAAAACCGTGCGCAACAGGAACGCCCTAAGCAGTGGGCCCCTGCGGAAACTTTGCCGGAACCTGATAAACAGGCCGGATTTGCGTACAGGTGGATACGTGTTTCGACACTAGGCAATGCAGACCCCCGCAACTTGTCAGGCAAGTTACGCGAAGGCTGGGAACCCGTAAAAGTATCGGAACAACCGAAGTTTAAACTGCTAATCGATCCTAATAGTCGCTTCGGCGAGAATATTGAGATCGGTGGGCTGTTGTTGTGCAAGACGCCTGAAGAGTTTGTAAAGCAGCGTAATGATTATTATGCTAACCAGACTCAAGCTCAGACTACTGCAATTGACAATAGCTTCATGCGCGAGAACGACGCTCGTATGCCTCTTTTCTCTGAGAGGAAGTCTACGACGACGTTCGGTAAAGGCTAACTAAATTTTGGAGTAAAACATGGCTTATCCGACTGTAAATGCCCCATACGGGCTAAAACCGATCAATCTGATCGGCGGTCAGGTGTTCGCGGGCCAAACTCGTGAACTCCCGATTGCAAGCAACTACGGTACTGCCCTCTATAACGGCGACATCGTTCGTCTGGATGGCGGCACTATTGTTAAAGAAACAGGCACTACCACTGTTACGTCGCAAGGCGTCGTTGGTGTGTTCCTTGGTTGCAGCTATACCAACCCATCTACGGGCCAGAAGCTGTTTGCTAACTCATACCCGGGCAGTATTGTTGCTTCGGATATTTTGGCTTACGTGGCAGATGACCCTGACCAGCTGTTTAAGGTTGCTGTGACCGGCGGCGCTACTTCGACCACAATCACCCCGATTTCGGGCACGATTTTGGGCGATAACCTCGCTATTTCGCAGCCAGCTTCGAACACCACCATTTCGGGTAACTCGAACATTGGTGCTTATGATTCGGGCAACAATACTACGCAGTCGCTTCCGTTCCGTGTTGTTGGTCTTGTAGAAGAGACTACTAACGCCAGCGGCAACTACAGCGAAGTTATTGTTAAGTGGAATGCTCCATATCCAACTATTACTATCGACTTTACGGCTGAAACCGCGTCGGTAACTCTGGCTGGCGGACATTCGTACCTCAACCCGAACGGTCCTGACAACGTATAAGGGAGCTTAAATCATGGCTATTTCACGCGCACAACTACTGAAAGAGCTGCTCCCCGGCTTGAACGCATTGTTCGGTCTGGAGTATGCTCGTTACGGCGAAGAACACAAGGAAATCTACGAAACCGAGAGTTCCGAGCGTTCGTTCGAAGAGGAAACCAAGCTGTCCGGCTTCTCGGCAGCTCCGGTGAAAAACGAAGGTTCTGCAATTGCGTATGACAATGCGCAAGAAGCTTGGACTGCACGATACAACCACGAAACCATCGCTCTGGGTTTCTCGCTGACCGAAGAGGCCATCGAAGATAACCTGTATGACAGCCTGTCGGCTCGTTATACCAAGGCGCTGGCTCGTGCTATGTCGTACACCAAGCAAGTTAAGGCAGCTAACGTCCTGAACAATGGCTTCTCGGCTTCATATCCGGGCGGTGATGGTCAGGCTCTGTTTTCGGCTACCCACCCACTCGTTTCTGGCGGCAATAACTCGAACATCCCTTCGACCCCTGCTGACCTGAACGAAACCTCGTTGGAAAACGCTGTGATTCAAATCGCTGCGTGGACTGACGAACGTGGTCTGCTGATTGCAGCTAAGCCACGTAAGCTGATTGTTCCACCGGCTCTCCAGTTCGTTGCTACTCGTCTGTTGGAAACCGAACTCCGTGTCGGCACTAACGACAACGACATCAACGCACTGAAGAACAACGGTTCGATCCCAGAAGGCTACACGATCAACCACTTCTTGACCGACACAAACGCATGGTTCCTGACCACTGACGTTCCAAACGGCATGAAGCACTTTGTTCGTACGCCGCTGGCGAACTCGATGGACGGTGACTTTGACACCGGCAACGTGCGTTACAAGGCTCGTGAGCGTTACTCGTTCGGCTGGTCTGACCCGCTGGGCATGTTTGGCTCGCAAGGCGCGTAATAAAAGGGGGGCTTTACGCCCCCCTTTTTGTAGTATATAAAGGCAGTAATTCCGGGGATTATCCGGTGCGTTCGAACAGGCCCCCGGCCTGACTTCATGCAGATCGGCGCACCTAACCGCATGAGGAAAAATATGGCTCTCTCTACTACCCAAAGTATTTGGCGTTCGGGCGGCGGCGACACAACTCGCACCGCATACTGTGGTTCTGGCCTGATGGCTGCACAGTTTTATATCGCCGACGCATCTCCTGCCACTGCTGGCACTAATGTCGCTATTTCTTCTACTTCCGGCGCTCCTGCGCTGATCCTACCTGCTGGCGCTGTTGTCGTTTCGGTAAGTATTACTGCTGAGACTGGCTCTGGTACGTTCGATCTGGGCGCAACCGGCTATGTTTCTGGCACCGCTGACAACAACTACATCGCCTCTGGTGTGACCGTTGCTCTGGGCACAACTTCGGTGGGTTCCGTGGTTTCTGGCGCAGCTTTGACTGAGATGTCGTATGTGACTGTGACAGATAACACTGGCGCTTCGGGCACTGTGACTGGCTTTATCACTTACTTCGTCACCGACCCGCTGGTAGGCCAGCAGAACGTCTAATAAGGAGGCATCACCATGATGCAAACAGACGTTAAGAATAAGTATATGAACGCGACGGGTGCTGCCGGTATCGGCACTACCCGCGTTAAAGGCATATACATTATTGCGACCGGTACAGGTGGCTCGGCAGTTTTTGCGGATGGGCAAGGCGGCACTACGCGTCTTCAGCTTGATACTGATACGACCAGCTCTGGGGTGTATATGCTGTTCCCCGGCGAAGGCGTTAAGTTCAACAACGACCCGTATGTGACTTTGACTAACGTGGCTTCGATCTCATTCTTCTATGGCTAACGCAAAAATATCGCAGCTACCCTTAGCGTCCACTCCGTTAGCGGGCACGGAAGTACTTCCGATTGTCCAAAGCGGGGTGACCGACCAAGTTTCGGTAGCTAATCTTACTTACGGTAGAGCTGTCGATACGGGCAACTTAACTGTTACTGGCACGCTTGATACGACGGGCGATCTGGCTGTTGCAACTACTAAGTTCATTGTTGTTGCTTCTACCGGTAATACGTCGGTCGCTGGTACGTTGAATTCCGCTGGTAACTTCTCGGTAGCCACAAACAAGTTCAACGTCACTGCTACAT